GTCTTGGGCAAGCCGCAACAACTGCACTTCGCAAAACCGCTGCGGGGCTGCGAAATACCGCATTTGGCGACAACATACAAAATGCCTTGCGAGGCTATGACCGGGCGGGCGTGACGCCCAACTCTGCCGGTGCGGTGACGGGAAACAACACACTTCAGGCCATGGAGCAGGGTCTTGCCAACATTCCCGGCAGCATGGGTGTCATTGAGCAAGCCCGCCTAACGCGCCTCAATGAAATCGAAGCCGCAGTCGAAAGGATCGGCGGCAACGTCCCGACGGCATCTTCAGTTGGCCTTCGCCCCGGACGGGTTGGCGCAGGTGAGGCATTGCAGCAGGGGGGCAGTGATTTCGTTTCCGACTTCACCGCTAGGGCCACTGAATTATACGGCGCACTTGATAGCGCCCTGCCTGATAATTCCGTATTGCAGATGACGAATACCGCAGAAGCCCTTTCTTCCAGGGCAAAGGTGTTCTCAGACCCGGCCAACCCCGCGCCCGCTTTAGGTGCTGCTCTAACCGACCCGATTATGGCTAAATTTGCTACGGCGATTGAGGAGGCGGGCGGGACTCTGACGTGGGCGCAGGCGAAGGAGTTGCGGTCTTTCATCGGCAGGGAGTTGTCTTCACCTTCCATCATGACTAACGGCGCTAAACGTGCCGATCTAAATTCCATCTATGCCGCACTGTCCCGCGATCTTGAAGCCGCTGCCGAAGCGGCAGGGCCGGATGCCGTAACCGCATTTAGGCAGGCCAACGACTTTCACAGCGCCGGAATATCCAGAATTGAAGGGGCGCTGTCTGACATTCTCAAGCCGGATATGGCGGGCGAATCTGTTTTCGGCAGGGTTCAACGGCTCGCGACAAGCGGGCGGGCGTCTGAAGACATTTCATCGCTGTTCCAGATCAGATCGTCAATGCCGGAAGAGTCATGGGACGTTTACGTTCTTGGACTTCTTGAGGACATGGGCGGTGCCAAACCTGGTGCGAGTGCAGAGGATTTCAGCGCAGCTTCGTTCCTCACCAACTGGCGAAAGATGTCTGATTCGGCCAAGAACGCTGTTTTTTCTGGCACACGCTACGGTGACCTGAAATCGGAATTGGACAATCTTGCTAAGGTTCTTGGGTCAGAGCGGAACCTTGACCTTTTACGGAACTCGTCCGGCACTACGCGAACCCTGATTTCCGCGCTGTTGTTCTCGGGCGCAGGTACGGCCATGACCGGCGACCCCAGAGACGGCGCATACGCCCTTGTCGGGTCATTGATTGCCCCGCGCACCGCTGCAAAGCTACTGACAAATCCCCGCTTTGTTCGATGGCTTGCAGACGTTCCATTGGGTTCCGGGAACCTGACAATGGCCCGTGGGCGCGGCGCGATTGATGAGGCGGCTTCATGGCTTGGTCGCCTTTATATGGTTGCAGAAGCTGAGCCGACCATTGCAGATGAAATCCACCAGCTCATTGAAGCCAGTCATCCTGTCAATCCCGCGCCAGAATCAACGCAATCTGCGCCGCCTTCGGCAGTGCAGCCCATGTTGCAGTCTCCTTCTGCGGGAATGAACCGTGGCCTTCTGTCTGCCCCCCCTCCCGCACAGCAAGCCTCTCCTATGAGCGGCCTTCTTTCCCCATATTGAGGTTCACATGAAACGCTACATTATCGCGGCGCTTGCACTTCTTGCCATCCCCGCCCTTGCCGCTGAAGTGCAGGACTGGAACGCCGTTGACAATTCCAATGTCGATTTGGCCCCCGAAAATATGTCGCCTGCGTTGGTTAATGATGCAATCAGGGCCGTGCAGGGCGCGAACGCCCGGTGGTCGCAGGACCAATCCTGTTCCATTGCTTCTGCCGGGTCTTCGTCTGCCTGGACGCTTTCCGCCGCACGGACACTGACGAGTTACTATGATGGGCTAAAGCTGTGCTTTGATGTTCACACGGATAACGACGGTGCTGTGACTTTGAACGTCGATAGCCTCGGCGCAGTCGCAATCCGCAAGGAGAACGGCGCGAATCTGGAGGCGGGCGACCTTGACACAGGTATGAAGGCCGAAGTGGTCTATAACGGGTCGAGTTTTCAGCTTCTTTCCCCAGTTATCACAACGAGCATTAACGAGCTTATCGCAAATGAAGGGGATTTGATTCGAGGCAATAGTTCCGGCGATGGGGCGCGCCTACCCATAGGCACGCCAGGCCAGTTCTTGTACTCGAACGGCGCAAATGCGTCATGGAGCAACCTTCCTGTGGCGTCCACTTCGGTAACAGGCGTTCAGGAAAACGCTGACCAGTCTGATATGGAAAGCCTCGCGTCCACCAGGACAGTTACACCAGATCAGGTTGTTGCTTCACCCTACGCCGCGAAGGGGTTTGTTCGGTTCACTGTCCCCGGCTCAGCCATCGGCAATGTGACTGGGCAGAATGTAGCGTCTGTGGCGTACAACGGGACTGGAAACTACACTGTGGAATGGGATACAGACTTCTCATCGGCCACATACACATGCACAGCAACTACTCAAGTTCCAAGCGGAACGAATGCGCCCTACATCACCGCCATTACAGCGGGCGCACTGACCGTTCTGGTGCAGAACTCAGTCGGAACCGCAGGCGACCCGGCGGCGGTTAACGTGATCTGCTTTGGAGATCAGTAATGGCTGACATCTTCGTTTTCCCCGGCGCTGATGAACCAGAGGAAGCCGCGCAATACCACTGTGATTGCGGTTGCTCTGCGTGGCACCTGTACGAAGATGGTTCCGTCATGTGTTCGGAATGCGGCGATGATCCGGCCCTTTGCATCGTTCCGATTGACAACTAAAGGTTGCGCATATCACCAATTCATGCGCTAAATGTGGCGCGCAAGGAGTCTGACATGAAGTTCCTCATCTCCGCTTTGTTTGTTTTTTTCGCGTCTGTTGCTCACGCCCAGGAATGCACACCGCCAGAGGAAGTGCATGACGATATGGCCGTCATGTATCCCGATGCGGTCGAAGTCATGCGCGAGGAAATCGCGGGCGACCTGTTCATTGCCTTCGGCGCTGATGGCGTCCCCACATTGCTGACGTTTGCCTATGTTGATGTGAACGGCGTCTGGTGCCTTGCGGACTATTTCGAGGTTTCCGCTGATATGGTTCTTGGCGAGGGCGCGTGATGCTTGCGAATGATAGCGTTGACTTTGAAGCGCGGGAGACCGCGCGGCGGGCAGAACAAAAGATCGACACGCACGAAGACCGTTGCGGAGAGCGATGGACTGAAGCCCGTAAGGAAATGCGCGGGCTGCGTGAAGACGTAACGGCATTGAGACGGTGGATGATTTATGCTATTCTTGCCGTCGTTTCCGCAGAGTTCACGTTGATTTTATGGCTTGTTGACAAGACACAATAGAAAGGCCCTGATGTGGCCAATCCCGGTGTGACTTACGAACAATGGCAGGACTGCACCAGTGCCCTTGCCATGCACGGCACCAAGGCCGAGGCCGCGAAGGTTCTTGGGCTTCCCTACGAGACATTCCGCAGCAGGCTTGCCAGCGGTAACACCCGCTTTGCAGGCAGGGCGGGTGTCGATGGTTCCTCGCCCGATGGTTACATGGTCAAGGGCCGTTCCACACTGTACGGGCCGGATGGCGAGGTTAAGGCCGAATGGGTCAAGACCACGGCAGACCGGGAACGGCTGCTGGAAATCGCCATGGAGGCGGTTAAGGAAAGCGCCAAGGCTTTGCCTAAATTAAGGCCGCGCCCTATTAAAGACAAAGCCTACAACGACGAACTGATGACGGTGATCCCATGGGGTGATCCGCATTTTGGTTGTTATGCCTGGGGCGAGGAAACGGGCGGCGAAGATTTCGACACGGACATTGCCAAGCGCGATCTGTGCGCAGCCGTTGACTATCTGGTGTCTCAAGGCCCGCGTTCAAAGCAATGCGTCATTGCGAACCTTGGCGATTTTTTCCATGCAGACAACCACGCAGGAATGACCCCCGGCCACGGCAACGTGCTGGACGTGGACACCCGTTTGCAGCGTGTCATGCGGATTGGTGTGTCTGCCGTCCGTCAGTGCATCCACACGGCCTTGGAACGCCATGAAACGGTGCATTTCGTGCCGGTGGTGGGCAACCACGACCCGGTGCTTGGAATGGCGATGGGCGTTCTTTTGGCGAACGTCTATGAAAACGAGCCACGGGTGATTGTCCACGATGCGCCAACCCTTCGACATTACATCAGGCACGGAAAGACCCTGCTCGGCTTCGTGCATGGCGACAAAACGAAGGATGCGAACCTTCCTGGCATCATGGCGACAGAGAAACCTGAAGACTGGGGCAAGACCCGGCATCGGTATTTCTTCCGTGGCCACCACCACCACGACTCAAGGGTTGAGTTCAACGGTTGCATCGTGGAGCAGGTGAGAACACTCGCCGCGAACGATGCCTATGCCGCAGGCGGTGGGTATCTGTCCGGCAGGGATATGAAGCTGATCGTCATGCACTCGGAGCACGGCGAGGTGGGCCGTACGACCTGTTCCATTGACATGCTGAGGGACGCCGCATGACCGCTACACGCTACATAAACCGCACCTATGCCGCGTATAGGCATCATTTATGAACCGCCGCGACATCCTGAACCGCGCCGCCGATCTGACAGAGGGTGACAGGGACAAGGAATACGGTTCCTGGGCGGACAACTCCCGAGACATCGCGGCCATGTGGTCGGTGATCTTGGGAACGGAAATCCAGCCCCGCGACGTGACGCTGTGCATGGCGGCGCTGAAGCTGGTGCGGCTTAAACGCGGCCCCCACCAAGATTCCTACGTTGATCTTGCCGGATACGCCGCACTTGGGGGCGAGCATGATTGACCACATCAACGACTATGTGTTCCCCGCCGCGTTCTCATTGCTCCCTGAGAAGATGGACACACCAGAGGCGCGGGTGATGTTGCTTGCCATTGGCTTGCAGGAATCCCGGTTCAATCATCGGGCGCAGATACGCGGCCCGGCAAAATCGTTCTGGCAATTCGAGAAGGGCGGCGGTGTTAAGGGTGTTCTTAGCCACTACGCATCGGCACCACACGCCCATGACGCATTGTTGACGCTAAATTACACATTGAGTTCTGCTGAAGCATACGAAGCCATAGAGCACAACGACACGTTGGCGTGTGTGTTCGCCCGTCTGTTGCTCTGGACGCTACCCAGCCCCCTTCCTACGACCTCAGAAGAGGGTTGGGCGCAGTACATCGACGCATGGCGTCCGGGTAAGCCGAAAGCGGAGACATGGCCCGCGTTCTATGCGCAGGCTTCGGCCTTATGCGCTGCATAGGCGCATGTATTTGAACATCTTTCCACCATTTGGGCCGATTGCTCTCTGAAAGTGGAAAAGCGCCCCGAAACGTAACCCGCATTTTACGAACGCGCGGGCCACATCATCAAAGGAGACTGACATGAAACCTTGGTACGCATCCAAAACCCTTTGGGCCAACCTGCTCGCAGGTGGCGTCACTGTTGCAACGGCCTTCGGTCTGGATCTTGGTCTGGACGCAGAGGCACAGGCGCAGGTTGTTGCTGGCGTGATGGTCGTTGTGAATATCGCCCTTCGCCTTGTCACCACTCAGGGCCTTGAGAAGTGACAGTTTGGCTTGTGATGGGAGCCGGTCTCGCCCTTGTGGTTGGGATCGGCTTCTTTCTCTTGCGCGGTGAACGTGCAGGACGCAACGCGGAGAGGGCAGACCATGCCGACAAAGCATTGGAAGCAATCAATGAAGCCATTAAGGCTCGTGATGATGCTCGGCTTGATGCTGACAAGCGCGAGCAGTTGCGCGACCGCTACCGGAACCCCTGACCCGTTCTGCATCATCGGCCCACCGCCTGCTGATATGATACCGGCAGAGGGTGATCCGCATGGGTGGTTGGATGATTTTCTCGCTGTTCATTCGGTGACGTGCTGACATTCCAGCAGCTTCGCTACAAACTCCCTGACTTCATCCTTGCACTGTTCCGGCACCCATACTTCCATGGGGCGAAGGCCCCGAGCGCGTTTGCCTTCGCGCTCTAGGGCTTTGCGTTCGGCGGCGGTGTCAGTCATGGGACTAGCTTCCAATAGCCATAGACGCACCGCGTTCCTCGATCTTGATCATGCAGCCTCCTGATAAGCCCGTTCGATCCATCCCGGATAGGTCGCGCGCCATTGACGCGACCAGTTGCCCGACTTCGTGATCCACTGCACACGGTAGCACGGGATGTAATAGTCGTGGCGCACCATGTCGTACGAGACGATTTCATAAATGCGGCAGATGCCTGCATTACATCGAATGATGTCGCCGACCTTATACGGGTTTTCTTGCATGATCCTGAACGGCGACTTTTCTCGCATGATCCTGAACGGCGACTTTTCATTTTTTTCTTTGCGCTGGAGCGCCATGCGCCACGCCCAAGTGATTTCTTCCCAATCGGGTCCAGGTCGATATGGCAGCAAGGCGTCGGCAGCGCCTTCCGCGCTGCCGTGCCATGATTCGTTTTTGATGATGCGGGTCATGTGTCGCTCTCCTCCTCCCTTAGTTGATACCCCCTAAGGCCCGCCCCATTTCTGGGAGCGGGCCGGTGGGGGTTATTCATGCTCGCGGAGCATTTCGGCCCATATCCCGCTTTCGCCTTCGGGATCATTCGCAGCCTTTTCAGCAAGGCGGCGGCGCAACTCTATTGTTTGCGATTGACGGCGCTCTACATGCTCGCGGCGGCGGCGGTCTGCTGTTTCCTGTTTCATCGGGTGGAACATTTCTCTCTCCCATCGGGGACCATCCCCGTACACAATACATAGTGACTAGTCACACACATTGCAAGCGGGAAATGCGATTATTTCCACCCATCGCAGCTAACAGGGTGGCGGGCGTATTTCATCGGTGTCCCGGAATGTCGTCATCGCCATTGTTAATCATGGCAGCCTGTTGGCAATAGCCATGCCGAGCAATGCCCATAGGGCAGTTATCGCAGGCACCATAGAAGCAATACTCGGGCTTGTGGGTTATCGCTATTGCATCCCGTTCTTTTCGCCTTTTCATGATTGTTTTGACATGCTCGGGCCAATCTTCCGCTTCCAGGTCGAGGGGTTCATCCATCTTCGTTCTCCTTCATGCGTAGCAGCGCG